CTATGACCGCGCCGTCAGGGTGGCTCGATAGGTGCCGATGTTTCCGCTCGAGGAGACGATGCGGATGCCCGTGATCGGTCCTGCAGCGAGTCGTGTGCCTTGCCCTGTAGTCGATTCGATCAGCGTCTGTGTCTGTTCCTGCCAACAGTTGCGGAAGGTAGCCTGTGTGAACTTGCTTGCCTGAATGTTCTCGATATCGATCACGCCAGAACAACCAATGTTGACGCTGTTCGACATGCCGTTGGCAATGATGATAGCGGCTGCTACCAACTGACCGTTTGTCGCAACGGCGCCGGCGTTGTTCGGCGTGATACTCATTCCCCAAGAGTACGCAGACGCGTCAGTATCGAGCGTGCCATCGCTCATGTAGAATTGCATGAGCAGGTTGACGTTGTTGGTCGCGACGGTGGCATCGAGGTCGATATGGACGTGGTTCATTCCGGCCGGGATATTCCGAAAGTCGATCGAGGAAACGTTGGTCCCCGTCTTCACGACCGTATAAGGCGTAGACTCACCAACATCGAGCAGGAAGTATGCACCCGCCAAGGCATTGTAAGAAACGCGGCTGATCGCATCGGCGTTGATGACGCCGGCACTCACCTGCGCCCACCCGTCGCCCTGGTAGGAGTAGAGGGGCAGCGAACCCAAGGCATTGACGTTCAAGATCGCGTTGGAGCCGTTTGGGGCATGGAAGCGGACCTCATGGACCATGCCGTCAACGAGGGCGCCGGGAGCCACACCGTAGGTCAGCGTGTACGCGGTACACACCCCGCCGGAGATCGTGCCGGCGGTGAGCTTCGGCACCGTCCAGTTGTACCAGCGCTTCACCGCGCCCTGGTGGGCGCGCAGCACGTCGTTGACGCCGCTCGGCGCCATGCCTTCCGGGGCGCCGTCAGGGACCGGCGCCCCGTTGCCCGCGTCCGCCTCGTTCCAGTTGGATGCGCAGATGTCCATGGTCGTCTCCTATGGGGGCGGCGGGTTCAGCGCCCACGCCTTCAGCGCGGCGAGCCGGGTGCGGCAGTCGCGGCCGGCGAAGATCGCCGCCGCCGACCAGGTGTAGCGGCCGGCCTCGTCGGCGAAGACCTCGGGCATCGGCGGCTCGGCGGCGCAGTCAGTGAGCTCGGGCCCCGGCGGGTCGCGCTGCACCAGCACCGGTCTGGCGAGCGGCTGGCCGCACGCTGCCGTCAAAAGCATCGGCAGCAGGGGTGTGAGCGCAGCTCGGATTGCTCGGCACCCTGGCGAGCGCGATCTGGGTGGCATTGGCTTGCTCCTCGATGGCTTTGGTGACGGGCGCGAGCTGCCGCTCGAGCGCGCGCGTGTGTTTGGCGTCGGCCTGCTTCCAGGCGTTCGCCTGCGCTTCGGCCTTGGCGGTTTCGCCTGCGACCGACGCGGCGCACTTCTGGTACTCGCCGCGGTACCACAGCGCGCCGAGCAGGCAGAGGCCAGCGATGGCCCAAGGCGCGATCTGCAGGACGAGGCCGCGCGCGCCCCAGAGTGCAGTGAGGGCCGCACTCATGCCGCCACCCCGATCGCCTGCCCGATCGCATGGATGCCGGCGCCGTCGAACATCGCCTTCTCGGCCGCCCGGCGCCGCGTGAGCCCCGGCATCGGGCCGTCGGGCCCGCGATTCCAGCGCAGGAACTGCGCCGACACCTGCGCTGGGTCGCTGCCCGCGTTCAGGAGCCTGAGCAGCGTCGACTGCGCGAGCGCGCCCTGGCCGAGGTTATAGGTGAAGCTCACCAGCGCATCGAACTGGTGCTGCGCCAGCGGCACGCCGACCAGGCGGTTCACCGCGGCCTCGGCGTCGCCCGCGTCGGCGCGCAGCCAGGCCACCGCCTGCGCGCGCGTGCAGCTGTCGCCCGGCTGGACGCCCTTGGTGTGGCCGTAGCCGATGGTCCACGGCACGCCGCCGCTTGCCGGATCCGGATAGGCATGCAGCACGCAGCCCTCGAACTCCTCGATCAGCGCGAGGCCCGCGTCACTGGTCGTCATCATGTCGCTTTCTCCTCGAGAGGGATCGCCGGCCGGGCTCAGCGGCCGAGCCGGTTGAACAGCACGCGCTGGACCTGCGGGCTGGCCGCCGGATCGACGACGCTCGCCGAGGCGTAGGCCAGCACCAGCCGCTCCGGCTGCAGGCTGCCCGCCGTGATCGTCACCGCCAGCGCCGGCGCGTCCTGGTGCGCCGCCATGTAGGCGATCCACGCCGCGACCGCGCCGTCGGCCGTCTCGGCGAAATCGATGGTGGCCTGGTTGACCGTCCAGCCGCCGCCCAGCGCCTGGGCGTCGATCGGCAGGCCCGCGACCGTGAAGCTCGTGTCCATCGTGTCCTCCCTCGTTGCTCGTTCAGCGCAAGGCGAGCGCGTCGATGCGCCGGGGATCGACCGGCAGCATCTCGGCGCTGCCGTCCCATTCGACGCTGAGCTTGCCGCGGCCGACGATGGTGTCGCTCTCGGCCGGCGCAGCCCCGGCCTGCACGCGATAGTCGACGAAGTAGCGGCCGCGCGGCGGCCGCGTGCCGAGCCCGATCGCCACCGGCATCGAGCCCGACCACGCGCCCGAGCTGCCCTGCTGGCCCATGCCGAGCGCGTAGCTCGCGAGGTTCGCCGCGGCGTAGGCCTCGAAGCCGCTGCCGTTCCATGCCAGGCCCGCCGCGTTGCGCACCACGGCGTAGAGCGTGGCCGCCCCGCCGACGATGGCGAACAGCTCGCCGGTCATGAACTCGACGCAGCCCATCGCGGGCTTCTGCGTCCACGGCAGGCCGTTGGCGTCGGCGGCGTTCGAGGCGCGCAGGTCGGTGCCTTTGCCGATCACCGGCGATGATCGGAGCGGTGTCGCGTCGGCGAAGGTCGCGGCACTCGCCGTCTCGTTGGCGAGCTGCGGGTCGCTCCACAGGCTGTGCGCGTCGTAGCCCAGCGCCTGCCAGCCAGCCTGGGTGTAGCTGCCGAGCTGTTCGATGGTGCTGCCGACCACCCGATAGAGGCAGTTGTAGTCGATGGCAGCGCCGCTCACTGTCGCCGGATCCACCTGGTACGGCGTGCCGCTGTTGGTCGTCGCCACGATGACGTTGTTCTCGACCACCGGATTGACCGTGCCGGCGTGGTTCTGCACCGAGAGGCTGTCGCCGCCCAGGATGACGCCGTTGCCCGCGAGCACGATGACGGTGTTGTTGATCACCTTCGGCCCGTTCCACACGGCTTTCAGGTAGAGGCCGCCGTTCGGCCCCTTGTTCGCGCCGTTGCGCTGGAAGCAGTTGCGGATGGTGCCGCCCCTGGCGTTCTTCAGGAGCGCCCCGTAGCCGGCGTTGATGAACCGGCCGCCGTCGACCAGCGGCGCGAGGCACGGCCCGCTGTTGATGCCTTCGGTCTCGTTGGGGTCGTTGGCATCGCCGTAGCTGACGACGGTGCCCTTGTAGGTCGGCGTGTGGCCGTACCAGCCATTGAGCACGGTGATCTCGAAGCTGTGGCCGGTGTCGCTGGTCCAGCTCGCGCCGTCAGGCGAGACGCGCACGTATTCGACGTTGTTGTTGCCGGGGCCCGACACCGTCGAGCACAGCGACATCTGGAGGTAGTTGGCGGCGTCGATCGCCGGCGTCTCCCAGCGCAGATGGTACCTGGTGTTCGCCGCGATCGCGGTTGGCGTCGAGAAGGTGAACAGCATGAACGCCGGCGATGTCGGGAACGTCGCCGCGCCGATGACGTCGGACGTGCCGAGCAGGGTGCCGGGCAGCCCGGCATTGTCGCCATAGAGCCTGAGCGTGCAGCTCTGGCCGTTGCCGACGCGCTTGGCCTCGATCTTCACCGCCGCCAGATGCGTCGACCGGCTCGACGAGGCGGCAAGCGAGGTGGTGAACATCGTGGCGATGTAGGTCCGGGCGCCGGTGTCGCCGAGGTTGAGCGACGCCGACCGCGTCGAGTTGAACTGGCTCGCCTCGGTGATGTAGCCGTCGGACCCGCCGACAAAACCGCCGAACGCGCCGGCATCGACGGCGAGGCTGTCGTCGGTGGACAGCACGCTGGAGCCGGTCGCCCAATAGACGCTCGCCTGGCTGGCCCGGCTGCCGGCCAGCGCGTGGAACGCGTTGTTCTTCGACGAAACGCCCTGGGCGTTCTCGGCGATCCATTGCACGAACGTGCCGAGCCCGGTGAAGCTGTTGCCGCTCAGGAGCCCGCTGGTGCAGGTGAAGCCCACCCCGGTCAGCGCGAACAGGCCGCTCAAGTCGTTGAACGTCGAACCGCTGATCGTCCAGCTGGTCACGGTGCCGTCGAAGCGGATCGCCTGCGGCACCCTGTCGAAGAAAGCCGAGCAGGCGAAGGTCGCGATCGTCGAACCGCCGTTGACGTAGATCTGCGGCGCGCCGGTCGGGAACAGCGTGATCGACGCCGCCGTGCCGGTGCCTCCGGTCGGGGCGTTCGGCATCGCCGGCCGGACGGTGTAGTTGCCCTGGCGGCTCACATGGCCGCTCTGGATCCGGCCGCTACCGTCCACGGTGTCGACCGTGAACTGCGCCGTCTGCGAGGCCGTACCGCCGGCCAACGTCAGCACGTCGCCGACGCTGTAACCCGAACCGCCACTGCAGACGTACGAGGTGCCGCTGGTGGGATAGGTCGCGCCCTCGCCGCCGAAGTACGGCAGCGCGCCGTTCAGGTCGGCGCCGAGCGTCACGGCGGCGAGCGCGACGTTGTTGAAATAGAACGCGCCGTTGTTGCCCGGCTGGGGGAGATCGTACTGGCCGCCGAGCACCGTGAGCGTGTTGAGCCCGGTGAAGCTCAGCGGCCCCGATTGCGTGCACGAAGCGTCCATCGAGACGCGATCGAGCGTCAGGTTGGAGCCGGCGTTGAAGCTCGAGATGCACCAGGTCGCGACGTTGCGGAAGTTGACCTGGCTCAGCGTGAGCGCCGGCGACTGGTGCGGCGAAAGCCCGACCCGGCTGCCGCCGTTCTGCGCGTCGAGCGTGACGCAGGCGAGCGTCTGCGCGCCTGGCGTGGTCGCCACGTTGATCACCCGCGAGGCCGCGCTCGCCTGGATGACCGGCACGTTGGCCGGCGCCGTCGCCGCGCCGGCAAGTGCCGGGTCGCCGGTGACGGTGCCGGCCTGGCGCAGCTCGAGCCAGCCTGACCCGGCCGAGTTCTCGACGTAGGGCGTGCCGCTCGGGTTGACGACGACGGTGTCGGTCGCGCCGGCGAGCGAGGTCGCCTTGTCGATCGTCAAGAAGGGCGTCGCCCTGGCGGTGCCGTTGTTGCCGTCGTTGCCCGCGGCGTAGCCGTTGCTCGCGGCGTTCGAGACGTAATAGGTCGCCATCTCATTGCCCCCAATCTCATTGCCCGATGAAGATGCCGACCGAGCCCGACGTGAAGTCGCCGGTGCCCGACATGTTGAGCCGGTAGAGCGGCGCGCCGATCGGCGTGACGTTGAGGAAACCCGGCGCGCTGAAGACGTAGAGCTCGTCCCAGCTCGCGCCGTTGTCGCGGCTCTCCTGGAGCCGGACGTTGGCGGTGAAGCTGCCGCGCGCCCGCACCGCGAAGGGAACCTTGGGCGACGGCACGTAGGTGTCCGACACGAGCGCGCCGCCGTTCAAGAGGCCGCTCACGTTGCCGGGATGAAGGATGGTGGCCATGGTGCTGGTTTCTCCGGTCGAGAGGTTGGGGTTGGGGGTTGGGGTTGCGTCCTGCTTGTCCGGCTCATCGGCGCCGCCAGCGGTGGATGCACTCGCGGGCGACGACGTAGGCCGCGAGCAGGGCGACGACGGTCCAGGCATCCCAGCTCATCGGCCCCTCCCCAGCCACGCGTCGAGCCACGTGCGGAACGCGCCCGCAGGATCGGCCTGGAACTGCGCCGCCGCCGCCATCAGCCCGCCGACCGCGTCCATGCCGACGATGGCGACGAGAATGCCGACCGCGACGGTGGCTTTCGGCCCGAGCGAGAGGAGCTCGGCGATCGCCGGGCCGAACCAGACGGCAAGGCCGAAGCCCGCGGCAAACGACAGCACCTTCTGCTGCGCCGTCTGCTGGCGGGCCCAGCGCAGCCCGACCAGCGCGCCGAACGCCGGCGGCAGGTAGGGCGCGAGCTCGCCCAGCCATTCGCACCGGCTAGCCATCGGCCGGCTCCCTTCTCGGCAAGCGCAGGGCGAGTCCCGTCAGGAAGTCGCGCAGCGCGCCGGGCCACGGGAAGCCGGGCGCAGGGCCGTAGGGCGAGCGGCCCACCCCGGTGCTGCCGTCCGGCGGCAACGGCATGCCGCCGCCGATCCCGACATCCGGATTGGTGCCGGCGAGCATCCCCGCGGCGCTGGTCGACGGGTTCGCCTGCACGGACGGATCGCGGGCGATGGCATTGGCCAGCGCCGTCGCGCCCGGATCATCCTTGCGGACAGACGCGTCGCGAACCCGGCCGAGGCCGCTCATGACGTCGACGCCATGGCCCGACGGCGGCAGGAACGAGAGGTGCGGCGTGGCCATCGGACCGGGCGGGCGAAAGCCGGTCGCCTGCTGGACCTGCGCCAGTCGCGGGCCGGCGACGATGGCCGCCGGCCGGTTGCCGAGCGTGGCGAGCAGGCGCGGATCGACCACGTTGAAGCCGGGGATCACAGCAGGCCTCCCGATGGTGCGGCCGCACGTGGCGCCATGCGTGGCGCCGTGGCCTTGCGGTAGTCGACCATCTTGAAGCCGCTCGGGTGCCGGCGGACGGCGTCGGGGCGGCGCTTCTCGACCTCCTGGGCGATGAGGCCGAGCTCGGTGCGCGGATTGCCGCGGAAGCGATACGAGTAGACCGTCTGCCCGTCGTGCAGCCGGCCGACCGGCTGGACGTCGGTCTTGAGGCGCCGGTCCGAGAGGTCGAACCGCGCGCCGAGGTTGTTGTAGGCGCCCGTCGAGTAGCCGGAGGCGCTGCCGCTGCCGAGCGTCTGGCCACCCGGATAGATCGCCTGCAGCTCTTGGGCGAGGTTGGTGATCCAGTTGGGCTCGGCCGTCTGCTGGTAGTTGTAGCGCGCCACGTTGGCATCGCTCAGCGCCTGCTGGTAGGCGTCCGCGGCCTGGCCCGCCTGGCCCATCGCGCCGACGTCGCGCAGCTGGGCGCCCTGCAGCTGCGGGAACAGCGAGGCGGCCTGCAGCTGGTCGCCGCGCTCCTGCTGGTAGGCGCTGGCGCCGGCCGTCGTCGCCGCGCCGGCGAGGTTGCGCGCCAGCGTGTCGGTCGCCGTCTGCACCGCGTTGCCGGCGAGGTTGCCGCTTTCCGGCGTGCGGCCGCTGCCTTCGAACGCCGACGCGATGCCGGGCAGGACCTGCTTGTTGAAGGCGTCGATGACCGGCTGCTGCGAGTAGGCGATCGCGCCCTGCAGGTAGGGATTGCGCGACAGGTCGAGATACCGGCCGTTCGCCGTGTCGGTGAGGTTCTGGAAGAACGGCGTCAGCGCCTGACTGCCGCCCGAGCCGACGCCGAACAGCGTCTGGATCGCCGACTGCGTCATCGGCGATGGCGGCGCCACCGTCGCGCCCGGGTAGTAGGCCGGCGCATTGGGGTTCTGCAGATAGTAGTTCGTCAGGTCGCCCGCCATCGTCTTCAGGATGCCCTCGATCGCCGGCGGCGCCGTGCTGGTGTTGCTGCTGCTCGAGGTCTGATAGGTCTGCGCGCTGTTGTTGCCCGTGCTGCCGCCGATGCTGCCGCCACTCATGCGATCCTCCGTTCCCAGGCCGGTTGTCCGTTGAAGTCGGCGATGCGCCGAAAGCCGCGCGGCTCGACGATGCGCGCCCAGCCGCGCCGGCCGCTGCCCCACAGCGCCGTGCAGCCGAGCGAGCGCGCCCACGCCTCGACCAGCGCGAGAAAGCCGTCGGCCCAGTCGCGCGCAGAGCGGCCGCCGATCAGCCACAACAGGCAGCGGCGCGTCCGGCCGTCCTGCACCTGGGTGACGATGGCCGCGACCGGCGTGCCGCCGGCGTAGACCGCCCACAGCTGCGCGTCGTGCGCGCCGAGCCGCGCCAGCAGCCAGGCTTCGCGATCCGCACAGTCGGTCGGCGTGTCGGGCGAGCGCCGCACCGCCGGCGCGAGCAACCGCCAGAGCGCCGGCCACGCTTGCGCGAGATGCGCGGGCGCAACCGCGCCGATCGTCATGGAGCCTGACGGGCGCATCAGTAGTTCTGCCCGATCATGACGGCGAGCCAGCTTCTGCCGTCGAGGCTCAGCAGGCCGACCAGGTCGCGCTTGCCGCTGGCCGCGCTCAGCACCGGCGTGCCGCCGAGCCAGGTCCAGCCGGTCCACGCCTGGCCGTAGGCCGTGCCGTTGCCGGCGAGCTCGAGCAGGCAGGCGTTGATCGCGCCCGCCGCGGCGCGGGCGATCGACACCGAGGCGATGTCGGCGTCGACCGTGACGCGGAAGGCGCGCGCCACGCCGAGGTCGAGCGACAAGGTGCCCGATGCGATCGCGACCGGCACCGCCGCCTGCGCGTTCAGCGCGCGGATCAGCACGTTCAGCCGCTCGGTGATGGCGCGCGTGTCGGCGCCGAGGGGAAGAGCCGGCAGGCTCATTGCGCACCGGCCGGGCGGGCATCGAGATCGTCGATGCCCTGCAGGTTCGACCAGCCGTCGCCCGCCGGCAGGCTCGCGCGCACGCGGAAGTAGCGGCCGCTCTGCAGCACCGGCGCCAGGCCGGCCGGCGTGAGGCCGACCGCCGGCCCCCAGGTGACGAACGCCTGCTGCTGGGTCTCGCGCGTGCCGAGCTGGATCTGCGGCGCGCCGCCGTCGATCAGCGGCCGCACGCCGCGCACGACCGCGCGCGCGCCATTGCCTGGCGCGAACTCGGCGGTCTCGACGATGGCGGGCAAGGTCGCGCCGGAGAACGAGCCGCTGCGATGGCTGGTGTCGAAGCCGAACAGCAGGAGCGAGACGGCGCCCGTCCAGTACGACGAGTCGAGCGAATAGGGCAGCGCATCGAGCGCGCCGAAGGCGTCGAGCTGGTCGAGCGTGTAGCCCTGCTGGCTGATGCCGCCGAACACCAGCTCGCAGTCGACGGCGGCGTGGCTCCAGCGGCCTGCGCGCCAGTTGTAGATCATGAGCCGGTTGGGCACCCCGCCGCTGCCGTTGGCCGGATAGGCAAGCACGTAGAGGCCGCGCACCGGGTCGATCGCCGACGAGCAGCGGAACTGGTTGGTCTCGTCGAACTCGGCCCAGAAGGTGCGGTCGACCTTGCCGCGGCCGATCGGCTGCACGGCCTGGCCGCCCTGCACCATGTGGAAGCCCGACTTGTGCACGAAGAAGGCGAGGTCGAGCACGCCCGCCACGCTGCCCGGCACGCTGCAGCCGAGGTCGTTGGCGATCTTGTCGATGCGGAACACCGTCGGCGAGCCCTCGTAGGTGAGCCGCCGCACGCTGGTCTCCTGGAACACCAGCCCGATCTCGCCGCCGAGAAGGCCGGTGACGTTGCCGCCGTCGGGCAGGTCCTGGAAGTCGGCCTGGCTGGCCGGGATCGAGCCCCAGGTCTCGCAGTCGTTCAGGCCCGACCACTGGATGCGCTGCGGCGTCGTGCCGAGGCGGCCCATCAGCAGGAAGTCACGCACCGTCGCGAGATAGCTCGCGACCGGCGGCGCGCCGCCGAGCGCCGTCCAGTTCGTGCCGGCGGCGAGATCGAACTTCTGCGGCGGGTCGACGCCGTTCAGCGCGACGGCGAGGTTGCCGAACTGGGCGAAGCGCCACTGCCCGTCGCCGCCCGGCGCATAGGCGCCGCCTGATGTGCGCGAGACGTCGGTCCACGCAGCGCCCGACAGCAGGTAGAGATGGCTTGCGTCCCCCGCGAACATGCGCACCGAGTTGCCCGGCGCGCGGAACCACGCGGCGCCCTGGCACGCCGCGGCGAGCGCGCCCGAGACGCCGGCGAGCGCGGGGAGCGGCCGGTAGCTCTCCTCGGCCGGCACGACGTTCAGCGCCTCGCGCGCCCACGGCCCGAGTGCCGGCATGTCGGGCCGCCATTCGGCGAACGGGATCATCGGCCGCTCCTCATCGCTGGGGGCGCGCCACTCCAGTGGCGCGTCATGCGTCGAGCCGCCAAAGATCGCGCGACTGGAGTCGCGCGCCCCCAGCAAAGCCAGCCGCTCATACGATCATCCCGGCGCGCAGCCGGATCACCGGCACGCTCGAGGCGGTGATGCGCTGCGTGCGCGCGTTCAGGCCGGCGACGCTGGCGTTGTAGAGCGGCAGGTAGCGGAGCGCGGCCTCGGCGTCCTGGGTGAAGATCGCCGCCTCGATCAGGCAGCCGTAGAGGTAGACGTCGGGGCTCTGCGAAAGGATCGCGTTGGCCGTCGAGCCGGCCGGCGTCGCGAGCTTCTGGTAGTAGCGCAGGGTCGCCGACCAGGCGCCGGCGCCGGGATCGGGGAAGACGCGGAAATTGGTGCCGCTGACGGCGATCAGCCGCGGCTCAGCGGGCGCCGAGGAGACGTAGCCGTCGAGCGTGCGCTGCGCCACGACCTGCAACGGCGTGCCCTGAGCGGCGCCGAAGGGTGCGTTGGGGCTGTTGAGCTGGGCCGAGATCAGCTCGAGGAAGCCGGCCGGCTGAGGCGTGAGCGCCGACAGCGCGAACGCCGGGTCGGCCGTCTCCATCTCGACGATGCGCAGGGGATCGGAGCGCAGCGGGTTGCCGGCGTCCTCGGTGGCGAAGCCGTAGTAGATGCGCCGCTCGCAGTTCAGCAAAAAGTCGTCGAAGCGCGCATCGAGCAGGGCGTCGCCCGGGCGCGCCATCCAGGCGAGCACGCCGGCGCGCAGGCCGCCGTAGGTGGTGATCTGGGCGGCCATGTCAGAGGCTCCCTCCGGCGGACGCGCCTGAATTGACCCGCTGATTTATTGGGGGTACAAAAATAGGACGTGCCATGCCAAGGAAGTCGCCATCTTCGAAGCGCGCGCCCTCGAGGCGCAGGTGGACCGATCCGGACGACGGTCCGACGCTGACGCGCGAGATGGTCCGTCGTGGCCAGCTCTCGGTCGGCGGCAAGGTCGTCCGCCCGGCGACCGGCGTGCTGGTCAACGACCGGCGCGGCCGGCCGCGCATGGCCAATCCCAAGCAGGCCGTGAAGCTGCGGCTCGACGCCGACCTGCTGGCGCATTTCCGCGCCACCGGTCCGGGATGGCAGACGCGCATCAATGCCGCGCTGAGGAAGGTCGCGCGCATCTAGATCCTCCCCGCGTCGGTGCGCAGCCAGCGCCAGTCGGGATCGTTCAGGAGCGCGTCGACCTTGGCCTGGTGGTCGGGGTTCCAGTAGTCGACGCCAAGCTCGTTGCGCCACTTGGCGATGACGACGAGCGGGATGCGCGCCACCATGCGCACGTCGCGCGCCGCGTTGTAGGGATCGCAGTGGTTCTGGGCGGCGCGGTTGAGGTCGATGAGGCCGGCCGGCTGCTGCACCGTCTCCTGCGCCCAGTTGCCCTCGCCGTCCTCGAGCCAGTAGTGCGCGAGGCCGTCGCTCGAGCCGTCCCAGTCGATCAGGCGGCGCGACATCAGAGAATTTCCGCCTGGTCGCGCTTGGAGAGATGCTCCGCGAGATCGGCCGGCACCTCGAGGCGCGTGCGCTTGGCGACCTTGGTGGTCTCCTCGACGTCCTGCCACGCGGCGCGCGCGCTGCCGTCGGGCGCGAGCGGCAGGTAGACGTGGTCGACGGTGATGACGATGGTTCTCATCTCGGGGGTGTCGGTCATGATGATCTCCAGGAAGGCGTAGCTGTCGTCCTGAGCGTCAGCCAAGGACCTCATCGCCGCTTGCCACTGGCATGAGATCCTTCGCTGCGCTCAGGATGACATCGGGGGTCAGGTGAGGTCGGCGACGATGCCGCTGCCGGCCTCGTTGCGGCTTTCCAGCGTCACCTCGCCGACGACGTGGAACTTGCGCGCGTCGCCGGTCTTGGCGAGCTCCTCCTTCTTCCACTTGCGCAGCCACAGCACGCGCCACAGCGACGGATCGACGACGGCGATCTCGCGGCCGCGCATGTAGCGCGACGCCACCGCGGTGAAGGTGCCGAAGTCCGACACGTAGCGGTCGACCGCGCCGATCACCGTCGCCATCCGGTTCTTCGGCTCCTGGTACTGCGTGGCAATCCCGGTGAAACCCGAGAAGTTCTGCTTCTGGCTGGCGCCCATCAGCAGGAGCGAGGGCCGGCCGCCGGCGGTCCACGCCGCGCGGATCACCGACTTCAGGAGCGACTCGGTCGAGGTGCGCTGAGCGCCGTCGGTCGGCGCAGCGGTGTTGCCCGAGGCGAAGCCGCCCGACGTGCCGCCGGTGCCGCGGCTGACGTTGCTCACCAGCCAGCTCTCGAAGCCGCCGAGCTTGCGCGGGCTGCCGCCCGACTGCGGCTGGCTCGCCTGGTTCTGCGACAGCATCGCCTCGAGGTCCATCTTGATGCGCCGCCCGGCGAGCGCCGTCTGGTAGCTGATCTCCGAATCGCGCCCGGCCTTGCGCACCACCTCCTGGGTGTTGGAGATGGTGAACGGCTTCTTCAGGATCTGCGTGCGGTTGCCGACCCGCGTGGTGGGCGTGATGGCGTTGGCCGTGCTGTCGTCGCCTTCGAGCTGGGCGTTGGTCGTGTCGGCGTTGCCGAGCTGGTCGAGCTGCCACTCCTCGTAGGTCGCCTCGGCAGATCCGGCGCCGATCGCCGCCTGGAACGGGCATTCGTCCTTGTTCAGGATGGCGATGATGTCGTGCAGCGATTCGCGGTCGCCGACCGCGTTGTTGGTGATGAAGGTGTTCGTCGGTGCCGCCAAGGCAGCCTCCTGTGTAACGGTTAAAGGTCGTTGAGGCGGATCAGTTCGGCCGCATCGTCGAGCGAGCTGCCGCCGCTTTGCCTGAACCGCTCGGCGGCTTGCCGCGCCGCATCGTTGGTTCGGTTGCCGGCGCGTGAGGCCGGTCCGGGGGCGATGCGGGTCGGTGTCGGTCGTGCGGACGGTCCCTCCTTGGCGCGCGCCGCGCTGCGGAGGGCATGCTGCTGGGCCTGCTCGAACCGCCAGGCGTTGAGCGCCAGCTCGATGATCGGGGCCTCGTAGATGGCGTTGATGCGATCGGCGGGAATGCCCTTGGCGGCGAGGAACCGGCCGAGCTCGCCGTAGGTCCTGTGCGCCGCATCCGGCGTGGCGAAGTATTCCGGCAGCCTGGCGGCGAGCTTGGCGTGCTCGGCCGTGCGCGCCTGGTGCAGCGCCTCGGCCTCCCGCTGCTCTGCCGCCTGCCGGTCGGCCTGGCCGCGGCGGTCGGCTTCGGCCAGCATCGCCGCCTCGTCGAGGCGCTGCTGGTTGAGCCGTGCCCATTCCGTCGGGTTCTTCTCGGCCAGCGCCTTCCAGTCGACCTCGGCCCACTTGGACGCGAAGGCGCGTTGCAAGGCAGGGCCGGCCTCGGCCCACCAGCGCGCCGCCGCGTCGACGACGCCCGCGTGCCGCTCGACCTCGGCCCGCGCCTCGGCGCGGATCGCCGCCGCCTCGCGCGCCTTCTCGTTCACGAACTCGACGCGCTGCTGCTCGTACTTCCGGAGCAGCGGCCGCAGCCCGGCCGGCACGTCGTCCCATGCCGCCTTGTCCTCGGCATTCCAGAACTCGGGCGGGCCTTGTTCGGGTGCTTCCGGCTGAACTTCGGTCTCCGCCGGAGACTCCGGATCCATCGCCGCCGCCTCATCGACGTCCATCGAGTCGGGCATCGCTTCGCTCTCACCTTCCATGACGGTTCTCCTGTTGCTTCTCGCGCCGTTCGCGGAGCCGCTCGTCGGCCTCGTGGGATTCGATCAGGGCTTCGAGCCCCGCCTTCATCTCCATCGCGACGCGGGCGCGGCAGTACGCTTGCTCGCGGCCCTCGCGATCCTCGGCGCGGCTCATCAGCACCCGGCGCATCTCGGCGTTGACGAAGTCGTCGAACAGCCAGCCGGCCTCCGACAGGACTTCGCGCGCGCGGCGAATCCGTTGTTCCTGATCATTCATCGGCCAGCTCCGCTTTGAGTCCCGCTTTGAACTTCTCGATCTCCGCCCACTGCCGCGCCTTCCAGTGAGCGATCTCGATGTCGGCTTGCGCCTTCATCCGCCTGGTCTCGGCGTCGGCTGCCGCGGCCTGCTTGGCGATCTCGATCTGCGCCAGCGCCGCCAGCGTCGCGGGATCGGCTGGCGCCGGCGCCGGCGGCGCGGGCTGCGCCTGGGCCGCCGCGAGCGCGGCCACCTGGCCGGGCGCCTGGAAGAACAGGCCGGGCGTCTTGAAGCCCAGGGTCTCGGTCACCTTCTGCGTCGCGTTGGCGATGTTCTCGGCCGTCACGAACGGCCCGCGCGCCTCTCCGCCCTGCAGCGCCAGCAGCTTCTCCTGCAGGCCGCCGATCACGCCGAGCTGGCCCATCGCCTGGTCGCGGTTGCCGGTCCCCAGCCCGACATTGACCGAGAGCTCCATGTCGTCGGGCCATTGGCGGGGATCGACCGAGGCGAAGGCGTTGCCGCGCCAGTACTGCACCCTTCCGCCGTTGGACCCGGACGCCGCGCGCTTGATGGCGCGATAGACCAGCCGGTAGAGCCGCTTGATCGCCGTCTCGGCCAGCACCCGGGCGATCAGCTCCTGGCGCTGCTGGGCGGCGCCCATCAGCATGTGCATGCCCGACGCGGTCTTGTTCAGGCTGTCGGCGTCGAGGCCCTGGTTGTTGCGCACGATGCCGGTGCGGTTCTCGCGCACCGTCGCCATGAACTC